TAAATCTAACTACATCAGCAGGAAATACAAACTCTCCTTCACTTAGTTGTGCAGGTATATCATCTCTAACTTCTTCTTGAGTAGAGCCAACAGGAACATCATTGCCTGATACAGGGTCTACTGTACCACCATCTTGTTCTAAACCACCCTCTGAAAAATTATGATGTTGTTTTAGCATTTTATAAAGAGTAACAAATTTTTCTTTTTCTTCTACAGACATATCATTAACTTTACCTGAAGTTAACATTTCTGTCATTTTATCAAATGTTTCTTTTCTATCGCCACGTAATTCTTTTAAATCAGTATCTAATCTTTTTGATGCTTTATTTTTTGCTAATGAAACATTATCGTCTTCAAATAATTCCATTTGTTCTTTTATAGCTTCATCCATTTCCTAATACCTCTTCTCTTAAATACTTTAATCTACGCAAAACTGCGATTGCACCTTGTGCTCTATACATCATAATATTATTTTCACTTTGTTCAATAACTTGATGCTGTCTATCTATAAGCACATCAATATAATTATTGAAGCTGTCTATTAACTTCTTGTTCTCCACTAGCTGTTTGAGGTTCGCTAGTACCTGCTTGTTGTTGTGGTTGTGCATTACCTGTAAATCCTTGTTCGTTTGGAGTTGGTGCTATACCTGTTCCAATTGTTCCACCACCTGCTCCTGTTGGGTCATTTGGGTCTGCTCCTGCAGGTGGTTTTTGTTTAGCTTGTTGTTCCTGAAGCATCTTAGCTTGTAACGCAGCTTCTTCCATATTATTTGTAACTTTGTCAGGGTCTAAATCCATAGCCTTAGCAATCTCACGAATAATATATTGGAACTTAGCAAATGGTGCAAGGGCAGGGTTACTTGCGACACCTAAAAATTGCATTAGTCTTTGTGACCTAACTTCATTAGCCATTAAACTTTCAGTTCCTCTAGCCCTAACTTCTAAGTCACCTTTTATCTTTGGGTCAAAATCAAATTGCATATTAAAACTAAATAAACTTTGACCTAAAGGTTTTAATAAATAATCATCTACATTCTTAATAACATTTTTAATACCACCACTTGCTGCATTCATTAACATAGATATACCTGATGCAGTTCTACCTGCACCCATCACACCTGTTTGTCCATGTGCAAACGATGGAAAGCCTGTTGATTCATCGGATAGTTGTCTTGCCTTATCAAACAATTGCATGTTCTCTCCTGCAACATTTGGAAACTTAGTTCCAAAAATAGCTTGACCCGGAGCACCACCCTGTCTTCTAAATATTTTTCCCGGATATACTGATAAGTCTTGTCCCGGAACTAAATTAGTTTCATCTACTTCTATTAATAAGTTTCCTGATAATACAGCATTATCAACTGCCATTCTCATAAAACCATTCATTAATGTTTGTGTATCATCCATATTTTCAGCTATACCAACACCAAAGAATGAATATGGATTAAGTTCATATGGAACAGCCATATAAGGTATCTTAGCAGGTTTAAATGGATTTAATACACATCTAATAAGTTTTCTATTACAAATCCATATATTAGCTTGTAGTTCATCAAACTTCTGTAACTCTTTAGGTATTTCAACTTCGTTCTCTAAGAGCATTTCAGTATCCATTGTACCCCAATACTCAATAACTTCAAACCTATCTATATATGTTTCACCTGTTGCATAATCAGATAAGTCATCTTCCCAATCTTTTTTAGTATATGTCTCACCCATTTCAATACATGAGTCAATAACATTTTGTCTAAAGTATGGTCTCTTCTTTAAATTACGTAACTGATTACGAGATAGTTTATGTCTTTCAACTACATACTGTGCTTCATCCATGTTGTTTGCATCAGGGTCAGGATAAAAGTTCCACACTGAAACATGTGTTACTTCAGGAACAGTTTTAAATTTAGGGTCATACTCACCATCACTATCCCAATTAGGATATTCTTTATCGACAGCAAAAGGTCCTTTCATTACACCTGTACCAAATAAAGCCATCTCAAATGCTGTGCTTCTTAAATGTTTAGTAGCACTTGACTCTTCAAGCTGGTCCATTATTTTCTTTTCCATATTTTTAGCTGCAATCATAGCAGGGCTAAATGTTACTGTGCTTGGTGTTGTTCCTGCACCTTCTTTTAAATCTTCTACTTTACCTAACTTTTCTTCTAAAGGTCCTAACTCAATACCTGTAGCTGTAAAACCTTTTGGTAAGTCTGCTCCATCTCCATCAAATCCATATGGACTTGTTGGTTCAGCACCCATAGGTTTAGGTTGTAAATCTGCATGTACATTCTCAGATACACCTTCAGGTAATATTGTAGGTTCAACACTTATAGGAAATTTATTACCTGCAAACAATACATCAACTATTTGACCATAGGCTGCAAGTGTTTTTGTTTTAGTTGTCTTAACAAATACTCTAGACTTCTCAGCTTCCGTAAATTGTACATCAGGACCATACAATCCTCTGTAGTTACGATACGCTCTTAGCCATCTATCTTCATCATTTTCTCTGTAGTTTTCGGCTCTATTGTATTTTTCATATACGTAGTCTACAATACCTGTTGTATTTATGTCTTCAGGATTGCTAGAGTCTGCAAGGTCATCAAGTGAGATTGCATCATCTTCAATCATAATATCTTCTTCAGCCATATTTTATCCTTTAATATCCAAATGTAGCATCTGCTACAGGCATACTACTTGATGGTTTACCTCGTGGGTCATAGTCAAATATACTAAATCTAGGTCTTGACATTATACCATATCTTAAAGCATCATACAAGTGGTCTTCTGCTTTTGTATCAACATCTTCAGGATTTTTCTTATCTAAAGGTATTGAGGGTAATTGAGAAACTATATTAGTACATGTATTAAAAAATACTAATCTAGGTTCATCTGTAAACTCATCTATTTGTAATCTTCTATGTACTTCGTTTTTACCTGCAACTCTTGAGCCTTTACTTCTATCTGAGGGTCTCCATCGACATCCTCTACTAATCATTTGCTCTGCAAGTGAAGGTCCTGTATCACCTCGTTTGTGCCACAAACTTGAGTCTAATACACCATACTTAATATTACCATCTCCTGCTTCAGCTTCTAATATCATATCAGCTAAGTCTGTCGCCAATACTTTTGATACATAGAGTTCACGATAGACAATAAGCTGTTCAGCAGGTGAAACAGCAAACCAAATAACTCCTGAATAACTACCATAACCATAATCACAAGCACGAAACTTAACCCAATTGTTAGGGATAGAATATGGGTCAATAACGTGTACAGTCCTGTCAAACTCAGTAAATGCTGCACCTTCTTTAATATCCCAATCCCCTTCAAGTAACTGTCGTTTTTGTTGTTCAGGAAGGGAGAGTAGCATTGCTTCGTAGTCTCCACTCTCTGAGAGGTATGGATTGTCAGATAATCTTGCAGGAATAAATCTCCTCTTGAATAAAGATTTCCCAGACTTTGGGTGTCCTGCAGGATACTTAAGGATTTCTCCTGTTTCAATATCTGTTGCATCAAATGCCTTTCCGTATGGAGCAGGGTCAATAAACATTTTCTTTACCCAGTGATGTCCTACACCTCCGGGGTTAGTTGTGGCTCTCATAAATATTGGTAGGTCAGATGCTGTAGAACGTAAACGTGAACGCATATAGTTCCAAGCAAAAGGTGTAGCCCACTGTGTTAATTCGTCAAAACCTATCCAACTAAATGCCAAACCTTGATAACGCATAACATCATCATCTCTATCAAGATATGACATCCATAATCTAGCACCTGATGGTGCTACCCATTGCATCTTTCTTTCTGACCATTTGATGCCTTTCCAAACTTTCGGATAGAGTTCCTGCGATTTAAATATGAGTTCTCGTAATTCTTCTGTCGTGTGTCGAAGGAGCAACCCACTAAAGGCTGAATGACCCATGTATCTGAGTGGGTCTGCCAACATCGCAAAGGATTTGCCACCACCTGCTGAACCACCATATAATACTTCTCTTTCTCCTGCTGCTAAGAAATCTGTTTGAGGACCTTCATTTGGTTTAAAGGCTACATTTAATTCTTCTTCAGGTACTTGTTCTACTTCATCAAGTGATACAACAGGCTGTTTAGGCTCTTGCACCACTTCTTTCTTCTTCAATTTGTTTTGCCGCTTGTATCGCCTTTTCTGCATATTCTGACCAGATACGGAGAGTTCTAGCTTTGTTCTTACGTTGTCGCTCACGTCTTACTCTTTTCATTAATCCTATGTGAGATATATATCTTCCTGTAAAATTACTTAGCCAATTAGATACTTCTCTATATGAATACTGTTTAAGATGTTGTTTAGCTTTTTCAAGTGCATCTAACTCACGAGGTATAGGTCTAAGTATATGTTCGTTGTCAGGGTCAACACTATAACCAAATGGAACTGTTCTAGCAATTCTAGGTATTGCAATCCATTCATTCTTATCTTTTATGTCAAGAGGTTGTGGTAATACCCACTCACCTGTTGTTCTTTTAGTCATTTATTTTTCTTTAATATTTTTTTAGCCTGTTGTATTGATGGCTTTGTCCTAATATTTCTATGATTTAAATATACTTCACCATCTGTACCAAAAAGTTTAGATACTGTTCCTGCATCTAACTTATCCAAAAGAGCATGGAGTTTATCTTTCTTATTATAACCCTTACCCTCATATCCTTTTTTACCTCTAACTTCTACGTGTCCTTTTTCTTTAGCACCTCTTACTTTTAATACAAGTTTATTTTTATCCTGTATCAAGGTCATAAAGTAATTCTTTATAGGTTTTGAAACTTTTTTAGCTAGTTTACTTATAACAGCCATTTATTTTTTCTTATATAAATCTAAATATTTTTTAGGTAAAAAATCACTCATCTCATCTAAAGCATGTGCAACTGTTCCTTTTAAAGTCTGTTTTGCTTTACGTGTTACATACTGCCTACCATCTATTTCAATCATATTATCCACAGTAAATTTTACTGCTTTAGAGTATGCTTTAAGTTGTGCATCGGTAAGTTTTTTACCTGAACGCATCATTTTGTCATACTTTTCTTCATCTGTATATGCTTTCTTTGGAATTGTAACATAATCAGATTTTGCTTTAGCTGTAGTTCTTTTTCCTACTACTTTTTCTGCTTTTGTGTTTAGAGGTTTGCCAATTATTTTTCTTAATTCTTTTTTACCTCTTGTTATAGGTCCTTTAACATTTACTCCACTACTACCTGTTTTTTTCTTTGGAGTTAATTTTGATTTAGTTTTAGTAGATGCAGGTTTTTTCTTTATTGCTTTTTTAGCTATTTTTCTAGCTATTTTACTTAATATTGCCATGTTATTCTCCTTAATAAAAATTTATGTACTTAGGGTCAGATGCTAGTTCATTAAATAATTTAGTACCACCATCTTGAAATGCCGTATTAGGATTATTATTATACACAAGTCTAACACTTGGATTATTTAAATTATTTTTTCTAAATTCTCTTTGTGATATGCCACGTTTTTTCGCTATACGTGCTATATTTTCTTGTGCTTTTTTTACAACCTTCTTATCAAAAACTATTTTTTCAAAAGATTTTTCTTTATCTACAAACTTTATTTTAGGTTTATACTTTGCTATTGCTCTATTTGCTTTTTTAATTTCTTCTCTTGTAGGTTTCTTTTTAGCTGTAGTTTTCTTCTTTGTTAGTTTTTTTGTTCCTTTTCTAACCAATTTACTTATAACTCCCATGTTATTTACCTCTCTTTTTTTCTTGCTCTATTTCTTTAAATCTTTCAGCATAGCTAATTCTTGTGCCTTTTTTAAATTTACTTGGTGTAGTTTTAGGTTTTGGAATTGGAAGGGCAGGTAAATTTTTAGGAACTTTGTACATTTCACCTTTATACTTAATAGTTGATTTACCTTCTTTATTAGCTTTTTTTAATTTATTTGCAAACAACGCATCTTTTTTATATAAAGCTGTTGCAGCACTTGCTGTTAAAATAGTTGCACCTACACCTGTAGCAAAACCTTTTGCCTGTCCAACTTTATATCTTCTTTGACCTTCAACAGCCTTTTGTGTTTTAGCTTGTCTAGAACTTTGTTTTTTAAAAATACTTTTAGTATTTTGTTTTTTCCTAAATTCTTTAGCAATTCTTTTTCTTCTTTCTGTAGCTGTTAAGTTTACATTCTTATCTAGTTCTCTTAATCTTTTTGTGTTAGCCTTAATTTTTTGTGCATTAGTTTTTGGTTTAGCTTTCCTAGTTAGCTTTCTAGTTAATTTACTTATTATGCCCATTTTACTCCTCCTCAGTTTGTTTTACAGGCATAAGCATAACTCCACCTGTTGATTCGACTTGCATTTTTTCAGTCTTAACTAAACCACTTCTATCAAGCAGTTCTTTTGCTGCAGTCATCTTATCTCGAAAACCTAACTCAGTTGGGTCATCTAAACCATTAGCCATAGCAAATGCAGCTTTAGGTGCATTACTAGCCATGTACATTTGAGTAGCTTCAAGCACTTCATCTTTTATAGCTTTAATAATTTCTTGATTACTTGTATTAGGCGAATACCCAGCTATAATTTTAGCATCTTTGATATTTCCTTTCGCTGTAGTAAAAAGTGCATCAAGAAATTTTTTCTGTCTATCTGATAATTGTCTAGCCATGTTTTATAAACTTTCTT